TTTTCTGTGGCAAAGTATCGGTGAAAACCATCGGCCAGATAGTAATCAGCGCCGTCAAAGAATACTGTGACCGCCGGAAAGATCGAGCCAGTACGCATCGACTCCGCATAGTCTGCAACCGTATCCGGATTGATCGTAGCACGCGCCTGAGTGCCACAATCAATTCTAATTTTCTCTAAATTTAAGTGCATTTAATTCTCCTCGCGGGTAAAAAAATATACCACCGCAGTAATCACTAACAAGAGCATACCGATACCCACCAGTACGCCACCCATAAACGTCAGCATTGCAAATATTTCCATGTCCATTCCCCAATACACAACAGGTAAGATCATACAGGAACAACGTGCTGCATTGCTATTGAAAAAAACTATGAATTATCTCTAAGCGATAGCTTTACAATTATTGTTTATTGTAAAGCTCGATAGTCAGCGCCATCAGATCCCACTCCGTCATTTTGTAACGGGTATAGAACCCTCGGCTACCAAGCCCGTGGTATCCAGACTTGCCAACATGATGCTCTGGGCATAACGGAATAACCAGCCAATCCGACGCCTTTTGAGCGCCGCCTGCTGCGTCCCGTGGATGGTGCAGGACTGCCGGCGTGTATCCATGCCCTTGCTGATGACACATCACGCACCCGATCTCCGCTACCCCACTCATATATTGCTTGATAGTTTTCATTTATAGATTTTCATATCGCAATAGTTATTCCATATGGCCATCTCCATCTCAATAGTCTTGTGATCGTGGCCGCAGGTAACGCACCGCCGCTTTCGCTCGACATAATTAAACTGGCCAACATCGTCATAAAAGTGCCTCGTATCTATCACCGCCGCTTTCCCATCCTTGCACTCAGGGCAAAACATTCTTGCTAACCTTGTGCGTGGTATCGCTGTCCTTGGTAGCGCAGGCTTTGCATATCCATCGTGGCCTCACTTTGGTTGGCTTCATCGCGCCGCCCTCTAGTGGTTTGAATGTTTGGCAGTTGCCACAAAACTTGCGATCATATTCACTCATTCTTTTTTGTCTCTCCCTTCATAGCCTTGGCCAGTTCCGGCAAGCCCCAATCGTCACAAATCTTGGCACACCGATGTCTCTCTTTAATTGTCACCATTTCGGAAAATCTATACATCCACGCCAGGGCGTCAATGTCCGGTGCGTATATTAGATCCTCTTCTTTCGCGGCTTTCTTGGCCATCCTGAGTATTTCCTTATCCAACTAAATGCTCGACAAGAATTTTAAGCAATGGAATAAAGATAGATATACCGAACCAAGCAATGCAGGCAACCACAATCCAATCAACAATCTTTGAATTGCCTGTTGTGTCGTAGGCCATACTTTCATTCCCGTTTTTACTTAGAATATCTTGCATGAATATGTCGTCACTGGTTATCTTTGGTTTTGCATACGGCACATAGTGCGCGCCGATCTCTATGTTTGGCTCCTTAATAAACTGTCCATCTCTCAGCATAATTCCTCCTTACTTGCCGGGCTTTAGCCCGCTGGTATGGTCAATCAGACCATTAGCAATAATTACCCCATCAAATGAAATTGCATTGGCCGGATCGTACTGGCGAATCGTTTTCTCTACGTCCCGTAGCGCCTGCTTGTAGCCTGCGTTAAAAGACTCCTCGCCTTCCAAGATCATCGTGATTGCATCCCGCACAATCGACGATGCCTTGCGCCCCTTTGCTGCTTCCTTCAGCTTTAAATATACCGACTCAGATAAATGTACCGAGTACGGGATTAGTTTTTTGCCTGTTTCCATGTATTGAACTCCGTTTTCATTCCGATTAACTTGTCGATGGCCTGTTTGTTTTTAGCAATGTCAGACCTACTGTCTACGCGTAAATATGTTTGCATCCAATCGGTTGCCTCTGCCTCTGACTTGTCGAATATCGCTGACGACTCGTCAAGAAATTCCCAAAACATTGGATCTCTGCAAAGCATACCGGCTACCCTAACCATATCCCTACCTAGCTCCGCCTCCCTGTTCATTGGGCGCTCTTCCTCTGTCAGCCGAACTAAGACTGTCATGTAGCGCGCCCCAACAAAATCGCGGAGTATTTCTTCGCTAATTTCATCTGGATGGATTCTCAGAGTAAGTACATAGCCTGAGTTATCCTGCTTTAAAGCCACCTTCACCGATTCAAATTGGCTGGTTTCCATCAGCTTATATCCTCAATCCTCATTACATACTTGCCCTTGCTGTTCTTGCGCCAGCCGTGGACTTCAATCCTAATGCCGGCGTCCCTAACCTTGGCCACCGTATCAGACTCTTGGATCTTCTTAATCCTGGCAGCTACGCCAGTGCTGGTGACTTGCACCGCCAGCACTTCATCCTTGCGGATCGCCAGAATATCTGCCCATCCCCACAGGTCTTGACGAATACGTTTCCACGGGTTCCATTTTTCTACCACCTCGCAGTGGTATCCCTGTTCCCGCAGAAACTCTAAGCTCCGCTGTGTCGGCGACTTGGTTGCCATCAGAAGGGTAGATCGCCTTCATCAAGCACCGGCGCCGCTTGCTTCGGTATGGGCGCAGCTTCCTCTGGCTTCTTGTAGGTGTTCACCTTGATTGAAAACCACGGTCCGTAGTTGCCATCCTGTTGCCATGCGTCCAGCTTAATAACAATATCGTCGCCCTCTATTTCGTTGAGCAGGGTGCGCAAGAATGAACGATCAAACGACATCTCACCGTACATATCTGGAGATTTAGGGTGAATCTTGTTCTTGCTGTAATTCAGCCGGCCACTATTCGGATACTTGTTCATTTAACTTTTCCTTAAATTGTTTGAATTTATCTAACACCATATCGAAACTGGGCTTGTCGTCGGCCTTTAGCCTGTCGAAGATCACTCGGTTAACCTTGAAGATACTTGTCACATCATCCGGCGTTTGTGCCATCTCCAGTGCAAAGTTAGTTACCTTTAAGACCGACACTGCCCAATCATCAATCGTTGTCTCTGGCTGCGTGGATACCTTCAACTGCCACTGGCCTGCACCGCCCTCAAGTTTCTTTGCTGGTGCCGCTGATGCCGCTACTGGCTGTACCACTTTTGGTACGGGTACTGGCGGCGCTGGCGCCTTTGGTGCTGGCGGGCGGGCTGAGTTTGCATCGTCATCTTCCGGCGCAATACCGCAGGCTGCCATCAGGCTATAGCGACGGGCATAGCTCAAAGCCGAACCAAAACCCTGGGCATCAATCTTACTGGCCGGCATGAACAACGATCCGCCGCTCATGATCTCGCCAGACTCATGAATGAACTGGGTCTGTACACATACGCCGTTCTCGCGCTCTTCAGTTAGTTGCATCAGGTAGATGCCGTTATTATTTAAGGCTCCGACAACTGCCTCAACGCAAGCCCCCAGATCCGCATACTTGCTGCGGAAGTGCGGGTTAGTGCTGGTCTTAAGCGCAGGGCCGAACTCCCTCTGCGCCTTTACCAGTGCTGCTGCCACTTGTTTCATTCAATCCCCTTAGAAACAGTTAGTTGTGCAGTTGCTTCCGTAGCAACACGTAGTACATGTAACGTACCGACCGTTGTAGCTGTAGCTGCTAGTCGTGCAGGTTGCATAGGCCATAGATGCTGCGCTGATTGCCCAAATAGCGATTAAATATTTCATAGTTATCTCCTTAGGATTCGAGGGTTGTACTGCGTTCTTCAACGTACTTTTGGTACTGCGGGCAGAACTGGCTGACCTGACAAAACCCAGTGCATCTTGTGCGGCCACCTTCTCTGACTTCAATCTCATGATCCTTCAGCGTGGCAACTAAATCCTGTGCCTCTGCTTTAATGCTGAACACTCTCTTAGCTCTGACGCCGCCAATCTTCTTAACTGCATAGGTAGTGGGCTTCTCCCACATATCTGCCGGCGTACACTCAGGTAAGTCGTGGCCAATCTGTACTGACAGGCTGGCCTCAGAGTGCCGGTGTAACTTGTCGCTTACAAACTGCTCTCGCTGCTCATATGTCCACAGAGGGATGTCTAGCGTAACTATCGGTGCCTGCGGGTAGCTCTCCTTGTTTACCGCATCGCGCCGGCTCCAATCACGAACGATCCCGACGATCTGCAAGCCGCCTACCGTATCACCCTTGGCTCGCTCTACCAGCCATGCGTACAGGTTTAGCTGCTCTACCCAATCCTGCTTCTCCTGCTGGACTGCCCAGGCTGACGTTACTTTGTAGTCTTTGATATGGATCTTGCCGTCTACGATCTCTTGCAGATCCAGCGCGCCAGATATATTCCAGCCATCGAACTCAGTGAACAGGCGCTCTTCAACGATATGGTTATCGCCCTTGCCGTGCTGGAGAATGTTATGTACTGCCGTGCCGAATAACGACCAGACCATATCGCTTGCGTCCTGCTCGATCTCGTCTGAATACTTGGCGCGTAGCTGTACTAACTGGGGCGGAGATAATAACTCAGTCACCGAGATATGCGCTGCCCCGCGTGAATACTGTGGCCGCTTCAACACGTTAACAATCGTATCTGGCAGGCCGAACTTATTAGTTAGTATCATTTGGATTCCTTGCCATCAATTTCATACCAAGAATTGAATTTCATGCGCGGATCTTTGCTGATCTCGCGCGCCAGATACCATTGCGCTTTCTTTAAATCCTCGATCCGGTCACCCTTCTTGCCGGCGCGGGATACATACTTAACTACGTTCCCTAAGTTGTAATTTAGCTGCTTGGCCTCAATGAAATCTATAGTTTCAATGCCGCCGTCTTTGTAGTGCGTTGGGTTGTTTACGTTATCTGTCATGAATTGCTTTCAGCGGGAAATAATTTCCCATAACTTCTTTGTAATCAAAATATTCTTTAAAGCAGTCTGAAATCTGTAAGTGTTCTGGACTAACAAACTGCACTGTGTCGTTGTAGGTATAAACAGCTTTTGGTATCCACTTTCCTCCCAGCGCAAACTCATGTCCAAGATCGGTAATCTTCCAGAAGCCAGAGTGCTTTGTCTTTGAGTCTTTTTCTACTGGCTTGCGCTCTACTAATCCCCACCACTTCAGACTTGGTAGCTGGTTTGATCTGACTAGCCAGCGCGGCGCTTTAGTCGGAACATCTACCCACTCTATTGGCTCATCAATGTTCTGGTGCATCCCGGCTAACCACAGCAAAGACTTGGCCATAGTCGCATTAATATTTCTCTTATATATCCGACCCCATCTGTCGCATACAGGGCAATGACCGCCATCTCCCATAATTACTTCTTGCCAAGCCTTTTTGGCATCTTCGTTATCCATTATTATTCTCCTTGCTCTATTTAGTCTGCGCTGTTACCTAAACGTGTTAACGAATCGTGGTGGCGTCTTTGTTTGTTTATCTTTGCAATATCTTCGTCTTCCATGTATGGCCACCATCGCTGCGTTCTGCTATCAACTTTATCTCTGGTAATCCACTCAATAAATCTTTCAATATCAAAGCCTGGGTATTTCCTTTCGTAAAGAGAAAGACGCCGGCGCAAGTTTCTCTCTATCCAATCTTCGCCCCACTTAAATTCATATTCCTCGTCGCTGTCAGTCATGTGTTCTTCTCCTTTAACTTGGCTGCTGCCCACATTGCACCTTCTTTATGTTTGGCTGATTCCAAATTAAATAGCTCCTCATCCGTCAGCCCAACCCATTTTTTATTTAATAATTCCATTAGTTTGATTATGTTACGAGGGCGGGGTGGGTGTCCGTTTTCCCAAGCACTTATAGTTGCCCTTTTAACGCCAACCAACAAAGCAAATTGTGTTTGGTCTAACCCAAGAGAGCCGCGAATTTTTTTTATCTGCTCTGGTTTCAAGCGTTCTTCTCCTTTAACTTAGCTTCGATGGCTCGGGTATAACCATCAAGATCAAATGTATCCTCCCAATCCCACCATTTAAGCATTTGTATTTCTACTTTTTCCTCATCCGTCAGCCCCTGCCATTCGCGCTGTGCTTTGTTTACCATGCCATAGGCATCCAACACTTTTATTACCAGTATCTGTCTACCATCGCTGTCGTAGTACATTGTTTCGTACATACATTTTTCTTGTATGAACTTTTCAAAGTCTTCGTATTTCATACCGGCCCCGGAAAAAAGTACTCAAGAATAAATACAGCGACAAAGCATCCCAGAAGACCGAGCAAAAAAGCAGCCACATATTCGTACCAATAATTCATACCTGCCCCCTTGCGCGGATAGCCTCTGCACAATCTTCTGCATCAGGGCGCGTAAACTCACTTTTATCTTCGGAGTCCAGCCACTTGTTCCACATCTGAAAACACAACGCTGCACATGCCTCGCGCTCCGCTGCTGCTACTAAGCGGGCAAACTTAACCCACGCATTATCGGAGTACCAGTTATCAACCCCGCCATCGTGAAGCCCAAGCTCTTCCATGAGTTTCATTGTTTGTTCGTTGGTCATTTTTTCACCCTCACTAGCGTCGCAGCCATCAGCCAACCTTCTTCGGCCAGCATCTTGGCGCAAGACTCACGCTCCGCTGCTGCCACATCCTGCTCATAAGCAGTCCAATATTCCGCATCCCATGCTTTGCGCTCACGCTCTGCCGCTACAATTAAATTGGCAAAGCGTTCAAGTTCTTTGACTGTTTTATCCCACCCTGCCGGGCTCCACCCGTTTGCCTTTTCGTACATACTGATAATGTCATCTTGTGTCATTTAGTTACCTTCCACTGGTTATTTCTTAGATGGGTTTCGTACTCGCCTCTAAGTAACCCTGCCTTTACTCTGTCTGCGTTTGACTTCTTCCTCATCGCGGCGCGCTCGTTATCCCACTTTCTGTCCTGCTGGCCTAACTTTATCTTCGCCATCCAGTTCAATGTAGCTACATCCTGCGATCTCTCTGTATCCCACAGCCGGTCTGCCAGTGGCCGCATAAATCTGCCGACCATTTCTTGCACGCGCTCCATGTAATACACACTCTTGGGGCAGCGCTTTAAGTTATGTTTCTGTAGGTCTACGCCCCACGGTTTTATCCAGTTCATTATGTCCATCATGCGTTTATCT